CTGTACGGCACTGGTAATTGAGTCCAGTTGTTCGTTTGTAAAATTGCTAAACATGATGGAAGTGTTGACTTCCTGGATTGTTGCGTATGTCATCTTGGCTCCTTTGTTTACAATATGTTCATATTATAGCATTTTGGCAATTATTGGTCAACCGCCAAAAAGTAATACTCAAGTATTACATGCTCCAGAATGATTCTGAACTGGGTGAGCAGAAGTGCGGTGTGTTGACATCTTCCTCAAACTTCTCACCAGTCATGATGTTGGTACGTTCAACCATGCGGGGTTTGTAGTACTTGGTAGCAACAATGCTGAGTTGGTCCACACTCCACCCTGCTTTGTTGCACAGGCGTGTTCGGGTGGCACGTGCGGCACCGAAAGTTTTGTATGCACGAGTTCTGTTGGGACCATCTGTTACAATAAGTCCGGTACCTCTAGAAACAATGTAATACATGTTGGCTCCTTTTTGCTTTGTATGCCATTATTATAGCAAAATGGGCATTTCTGGTCAACCAGAAAAAAGTAGTACTTGAGTATTACACTAGAGCTCGTGCTTCTGCGGGGGTGTATTCACTGCTACTCAACGTGGCTTGCGGTGGCACAGCATTGGGCAGTTGTGGCACGTCATTGTCTGCTTTGAGCCCCACCGCGTTGATGCCGGCAGTGTTGCGCCCTTCACGTAGCGCACCTACCATGGCTTGACCATATTGGTTGGCTGTGTTGGCAATGCTCTCTAGAAACTGTGCTGCCATGCCTTCTTGTGTTTCTTGGCCGTAGCCGGCCAAGGCAGGAATAAAAGCAGTGATGGGCAACTGTGCGCCGGCTGTGAGTGTTGAAAAATTAATTGATGCCTGAGTTTGGAATATTGCTTCATTAGCACTGTGCGTGGTCATTGCTGTCCAAGCAGTGTTCAATGTTGTGGTTGCAGTGCCCATGGCTGAGATGGCTGTGCCAATGGCAGCATCTGCTCCAGTTATCAACACCGCCAATGCCGCATTGTAAGATGCATAGGGATTTCCTGTGTTGTAAGGTGCCGGAAGGTTTATTGCGCCCGGCAACCCGTACACATCAGTGATGAGATTTACCATGTAAGAATACACAGTATTGAGTGTGGTCAGTGTACCGGCAGCGAGTTGTGCTGTGATAGTTGATGTAACTGTAGCCAAATCTTCATTGTAAGGAATGCCGGCTGCTGATCCAAAAAAGTCTGTGGTCAAGTATGTGCCATTGGGACCTGATCCTTTGGCCAAATTGGTTTGATAATATGTGGCCACTGCTGCCGGAACAGGTGTAGTAGTATTGGCCACCAAGGGCAGTCCCTTGAGTGTGCCTAATTTTTGTGAATATGCCGCAGTTTCTGCGGCTGTTTGTGCTAGTGTGGTCATTGTAGTATTGCCGCTAATTGTTGTGTGGTCACTCCTGTGATGCCTTTGACTTGTTGGAACGCAATTTGCAATGCACGACTTGCAGCAGCATTGGCCTGTGGAACAATTTTAGCCAACTCGTCACAACCTGTGGGACTAACAGAACCTGAATTCAAAATAGGTACTATAACAGAATTTACTGCACCAATTTCGTTGTATATCAACACAGGACCATCGGGTGTGGGCAGTGTCAAACTGCTGAAACTTGTGGGAAACAGTTTTACAGGATTCAACAGGTCTGCCATGGTTTCAATTCCAGGTGTGGTAGTATCTAATATGGATAGCACATCTGTCAAACAGTCTCCAGTTACATTGAGCAATGCAGGATATGCACGTTTTTGCAATGTATCAAATTGATTTTGTGTGAGTCCTTCGGAATTAAACAAACTTTGCACATTGTTGTTTACCAAATCTGAAATATCTTGATCAGACAACCCTTGGATTCTCAATGCAGAAGTCACACAAGGAGTTGATCCGTTTAATATGTTACCACACTCGGCTAAATTTTGAAGCAATCCTGCAGGCGTGCCAATTGAATCTGGCCTAGAGAATTTAATTGCACATCCAATATTGGCCAAGTCTGCTCCAAATGCCGGGAATGCCAAATTAACCTGTGCTATGTCACCTGTGATCAAATTGTTCATGTTTGAGAATGTGGGACCGAGATAGTCTGTGCTGTTGGCGTTGACTGCACTGTTGATAATATTATTTGTAAGACTGATGTATCCTTGAGCGGCTCCGAATGCTTGTGCAAATTTGCCAAAGTCGCCTGAGCCTAGATATGTACTGGCTGAGGTAGAAATAGTTGTAGCGTAACCTGCATTGCCCACAGTCCAAGACACATTACTGGGCACTGAATCACCTAGTGCTGGACAATAGTTTCCTGCTACATTGGCACCTAATGTTTTGAGACTGGCTATTGTGCCTGCACTGATACCAAGACCGACATTGCTTGTGGCTTGACCAATGGTGTATAACAAGTTAGATATGGGTGCAAGAGCATTGTAACTAGCAACACTGTTGGCCAGTGCAGTGTTGGCCGTGATAGCGTTGCCTGAATAAAATCCCACACCTGCTGTGAGTTGTAAGGGTGTTGCTGTTGATTCTGCCATTATGCTGCTCTCACTGTGCTAGATCCTGCCACACGACTGTGCCCGCAAGTATCACTGTCGCCATCGCGTATCACTGGACTGCCTCCTGCACGTACTGTACCTGACCCTCCTGCGGTCACTGCTGAACAGTGTATGCCACAACCTGGTTGTCCACAACAAGGATGCGGTGTAACTCCAATACCGGGTATTACAATGGGACGGTTATTTACTCGCACAGAAGCCACACCCGAAGTGTTTACACCCCCTGCGCCATTGGGATCACCCTGTCGTTGTACTGCTGGCATGTTGTTCCTTGTTCAAATGAGATTGAATTCTGTTGAAATATTCTGTAGCAACTATGTTGTGAATTTTATCATCGTGTATGTGATATGTGGGTTCACTCATAAAATCACACCTTGGTAGATACCAAAAGTTTATGTCTGTTTGGTAAGGCTCTAGTTCTGCCGATATCATTTTTGCGCAGTCTTTATTTAATCGTAGAATTTTTTCTTCAACTAGCCCGCCTAGACTAAAAACCAATCCAATACTTTTGGCAAGTATTTTGTAAAACTTACCTTCAAGCAATGCAAAATCTCGATTCCAATGTATGTTGATATCAAATTCTAGTTCAAAGAACTGTTTTGAATATTCATATATTTCGTCAGAAAATCTTGGCCGCCAGAAAAAATCTTTTTCTTGTCTAGCTTTTTTTTCAAAATACAACGACACAGGGCCTACAGTTTCATACAATCGTTTCTCTGCAAAATATTCTAGTAGATACGGTCGGCCCACCTGATCTAACAACTCACTTCCAAGAAACATTCCGTTGACCATGGTATCATGCAAAAACGGTTCGTGCAACATGGCATGGTAACTTTCATCAATTATACCTTTGTGTTTCCAGAAATTCTTGCTGACTCTTCGATACCCTTGAGTGGGCATTAGAGTTTTGAATATTTCTGTGCAGTTGACAATGATGAACGCAGTGGCTGGATCAGCTAAGGCTTTTTCAATTTGCAAAGAAATTGTAAAATTGGTACACGATGGTATAGCAACATTATAAATCTTAGCCCCAGGTAAAATTTTGTCCAATTTATGTTTTAATTTAGCCGACCAATGAGATTGTGCGTTGTGTTCTGGACAAACATAAGTAAAACTGTCACCGCAGATGTACACAGCGTTTTTTTGCTGTTGCACTGATTGTGACAGTTTGTGTTTTTTCAATTGTTATCCCATTAAGATTTTACTGCGTACGGGTTTGATACCTGTTGTGGCTTCCAAATAACTGTCCCCAACGTCTTCACGCACAGGGGCAATCATGGCCACGCTAGATCTATTTACCGTGACTTCTGCCTCAGGATCTGCTGTGAACAAACTGTTCATGAGTTGTATACCTTGCTGTCCAGGTACCACTGCCACGGGCTTGCTCAGCGTAAGAGTACTGCTGTCAAATGCTGTGATTTTTGCCACTATCTCTTCACCATAGCCCATGCGCATGGTGTATGTTTTTCCTATTTCAATCATTCTATTTCCTTTTTAACTATTGCCAACTGATAATTTACCAGGCCCAACTTGAGTCTGTGATAAAACATGTTTACAAAAGCATCAATGCTTTGCTTGCAACGACCCAAGTAGTGCCGGTCATCTTCCCATAGATAGTCGTCAAACAGCATGACACCACCGGGACGCAACAATCCAAAACACATCACAGCATCTGCTAAAGCATCGTCTGCATTGTGACTGCCATCCACGTAGACGAAGTCGTATTGTCTGTTGTCCACAATGAGCTGTGCTAGTGCAGGGAAACTCATGTTGGCCACAACTTCTACAGTTTGGCCAGGCTTGCAAACTTCGGCTGTGTTGGCACGGAAGATTTGTTCAATTGAACGATCTTCAGGGATTGAATCACTACCGAATGCTGTCACAGGACGGTCGGCAAATGGATCTATACAGGTAATTGTACCTGTGTTACCGAGCATGTTCTCCAACATCCAGCAGGTGCTACGGCCTTCATGGCTGCCTATTTCTAATATGCTATCAACTGTTTTTTGTTTTTGTAAGTAGTTGGTGATGTAATCAAAGTTGACCAGTGCATTGCTGAACCAGTCAGATGAGAATTGTGGCATTACATCAACCTTTGGCGCAGTTCCTGAAATCCGCCCACATACTCTTCATCTAAAAAGATCTGGGGCACTGATCTGGCAGTGGGCACAGACTCTAACAGTTGTTCACGTGTCCAGTCTTGGCTGATGTTGCGTACTTCATATTCAATGCCTCGACTTTCTAACAAGGCTTTGGCTTGTTCGCAGAAGGCGCATTGGTCCTTGGACCACACTATGGCTTTCATTTTGTTTTCCTTTTGGGTTCTACTTTGATAATGCATGGTGAATCAATGCGATCTGACATGGCTTTGACACTGTCTGCCCAGGCATGCATCTTAACTGACAACCAATCTAAAAATTGCACTCGTAAGCAGCGATTCTTTTCTTCAATCCGTTCAAACTTTTGCATCACGTTGCGAATGTTCTGAAAGTCTTCAGAATCTCTTATTGGAGTATTGGGTTTGTACATATTTTTCCTTTTATAAATCGGGTAATTCGTCGTAGTCTAATTGATCTGACATTACGCCGATAACATAGTTAGTTGATTCATTCTCTTGCAGTGCAGTTTGTTTCTTCGACGTGTCCACGTGCTTCATGAACCAAGGAATGGGTGTGCTGCGCGGTGCAGGTTCCAGGTACTTGACACCGATCTCTTTAAGTGCGCCTACTGCTGTGTAGTCCACAAAGTCTTTGAGAATGTTGGCATTAAGGCCAATCACAGGACCTTTTTGGAACAAGTAATCAGCCCAGGCTTTTTCTTCACGGATCACGTCCAAGTACATTTGGTATACTTCGGCTTCACATTCGGCTTTGGCTGCGGCAAAGCGCGGATCTTCTTTGACCACTTGATTGATGATCCAGGCAGTCCAGTCCTTGTGCAGGATTTCGTCTTGCAGGATTAGGCTGATGATGTTGCCATTGCCAATAAAGATACGGTTCTCTACCATGGCCAGGCTTGTGGCAAAACTCACCATGAAGCGGAATGCTTCCAGTGCATAACTGGCGTTGAGTGCCAACCAAATGGCTTTGATATGTTCTTGTTCGAGAACCATACCTGTCATTTCACTACTTAATTCTTTATGGCAATTTATTCTGTGTAGTTCGTCGTAGTATTTTCCAACACTGGATGCCATGTCCACAATTTCTTTGGTGTCATGAATGGTGTTGAACACATCCTTGGGCACGTTGTAGATGTTGCGAATAATGTGACTGTAACTTCTACTGTGAATGTTGGTTTCAAAGAAACTCCAGTTGTACATCAAGGCTTCCAGTTCAGGAATGCCCACAACAGGAGTAAACACCTGTGCTGGTCCACGTCCTTGCAAACTGTCTAGTGCTGTTTGTCTTAGCAAGTTGCTGGTAAAGATATGTTTCACAGTTTCACTTGATTCTTTGAAGTCGTTGGCATCTTTGGTAAGCGATACTTCTTCAGGAATCCAAAAGAAGCCACGTGCTTCTTGTTCGAACTTGACCAGTTTGTTGTACTTGACTTCT